CCCAGAAGATTCTGAAATGTATGAATCTGCATTATGTCAATTAGAAGAGTCTCCAGAAATACCTTTTTATCTTGAACATATTTGGGCTTGGTTTTGGCAAATACATCGAGGACGTTCTCATGGAATGGCCGGGCCAAACCCAATAACCTGGGAAAACATTTTAGCTTGGAGAGATTTATTAGAAATCCAAATTAGACCGATTGAAATTGAAATCATAAATGAAATGGATTCTATGTACTTGAAGTACATTTCTGATAGGCACAAGAAGAATAGGAAAGGTAAGAAGTAATGGCAGATTTAGCGCAATTAGGTATTGTAATAAATGTAAGTGATCAAAACGCAGCCCAAAAACTAAGTGCGCTATCTACTGCTGCGGACAACGCCGCCACTTCTGTCGATAAACTTGAAGATTCTTCTAAAAGAGCATCTGAAGCAGTTGGCAAAGTTGGGGGCAAAAAAGCCACTGATTCTCTTAAACAAACCCAAACAGCAACCGAAAAAGCACATAAATCATATTTAGACTTTTTAGGAGATGTAAATAAATTAAATGCTGCTTTTGGGGAAATAGGCAAAACACAAACAGGATTAAAAGAATTACAGAAAAACCTAAATACTGTAGGTGTGGCTGCCAAAAAAGCATACGATGATGGGGCTTTAGTCAAAGAAGGATTTAATGATATCGGTGTAGCTTCAGATAAACTTGCTTTGAGAATAAAAGAACAAAAAGTAGCATTAGAAGCTTTAAATAGCAAATATTACGATGCGCAAAAAACAGCGGCCAAAGATGCTGAATTAAAAAGAAAACAAATAGAAATGCTTAACATGCATAAACAAGCATTGATAGAAAACGCTGCTTTTGACAAAGAAAGAAACGCACAATATAAACGAGAACAAAAAAATATTGAAGCATTAAATAAATTCAAAGAAAAACAAATTCAATTGCAGAAAGAACTTGCAGCAGAATATTCTTACCACGATAGAGAAGCAAAAAAATATAACTCCCAGTTAAAAATTCAAAAAGAAGAATTAAGTAGGTTAGAAGAAGCGTTTAATAAAATTATTACTCGTGTTAAACAATTTGCCGCATTTATTGTAGCTGCCGCAGCAGTGCAAGCGTTTACCCAGGCAATCCGCACAACTATTGGAGTAATTGTAGATTTTGATCAAGCTTTAACAAGTTTGCAGGCCATAGCGGGAGCTACTGCAACAGAAGCATCTGTTATGGGAGAAACTATTAAACAGATTGCTGCTGATACTAAATTTTCTGCGCAAGAAGTTGCAGATGGTATGCAAACTATAGGGAAGGCCGGGTTTTCGGCGGGGGAAGCCTTGAAAATGATCCAAGATGTTTCTAACCTTGCCACCGGCGCTTTGGAAGATTTTAATAAAGTTTCTTCTTTAATCGTAACCGCAATTAGATCATTCGGGTTAGAAGTAGTTCAAACAACCGAAATAACCGATGTTTTTGCAAATGCCGTTACCGGATCTAAACTATCTACAGAAAGCTTAGTTACCGCATTTGGATATGTTGGTGCCGCAGGTGCTCAGGCGGGGCTCACACTGAACGAAGTTTCTGGAACATTGATGGTACTTGCCGATAATGGTATCAGAGCATCTACTATGGGTACAGCATTAAGAAAAACCCTACTAAGTATGATTGCACCAAATGAATCCCTTAAAAATGAATTGTATTCTGTAGGACTTTCCTTGGATGATATTAATCCAGGAATGGTGGGATACGAAGAAGCACTTAAAAATATTACTCCTTTAGTATGGGATTTTGAACAAGGTACTGTGGATATGGGGAAAGCCCAGGAATTTTTTGGAATTCGGGCATCCCAGGTAGCTGCTATTCTTGTGAAAGAAACTGCGCAGGGTGGGGGAATATCTAAAGCAATAAAGTCCACAGAAGAATTTGGCGCTGCACTTAGAATGGCCGAAAAACAACAGGAAGGTCTCGGAGTAAAGTTTAAAAACTTGGCAGATTCTGCAAAAAATGTAGCTTTAGCAGTCGGAGACGCGGGACTTACATCTGTGCTACATACTTTAGTCGATGCTTTGAAAGCCGTTGTATCCGGGACTGAAGCTGCTATTAATAAGTTCCCTATAGCACAATTTGTGGGATACGCTGCCGCTGCGGCAGGTGTTTCTGCCGCAATATATGGAATTTCATCCGCATTAAAAGCATTGGTTACTTCTTCTGCTGCTAAATTATTAATGGGGGGATTCTTAACAACTCCTTTTGGGCAGATTACTATTGCTGTTACGGCGGCGGCATCTATTTTAGCTTACCTGACCAATCAAATACAAGACACTGCGGATAAATATGAAAAACTATCTGTTAAAATAAACGAACAAATTGATACTTTAGAAAGCTGGGGGCAAGTATTAAAAAAGGCTTCTGAAGAAGGTATGGCTGAATATAGATCGCAAATGGTAAAATTCATATCTTCCAATAAAGAATTATCCGAAGAAATTCTCAAAAGCATAAATGAAAGACGTGCTGCGGGGGAAGAATTATATACAAGTTTTGAACATTTGCTATTTTCGGCAGGTAATGTAGAAGAAGCTTATAAAAAAATAGATGAAGCAATGAAACTCGCACAAGCAGACAGAATTTCTAATGATATAGATGCAATTTCCAATGCCGCGAAAAGTTATGCGAAAGACTTAGAAGCCTTGGAAAATAGACTATCCGGGTTCCAAAAGAAATTAAAAGAAGTTTCTGAAATGTCCAGCATAGAAATGGTTGTTACATACGGGGGCAAAGATCCTTCCGAATCTTTCCTTAAAATGATAGACAATCTCGAAGAACAAATAGAAAAGAAAAACGAAGCTCTAAGTGATTACGGTTTGGAAATAGCCCAATTAGTTTTAGATGAAACTGAAATTAGGAATCAAACCAAAGAATGGGGAACTGCCTTAATAAACGGTATGGAAGAAAGCTTGGGCAGTGACGGATTGGCTTCTGCTTTAAAACAATTTGGTATCCTATGGGAACTGAATATGGAAGAAGCAGGTGCTAAAGGAATAACTGCCTTAGAAAAATATTTGGGAGAATTGCCAGCGGCTATTAAAGCCATGGAATCAGAAGTTCCTTTGCTTAAAATAGTTGATTATGAAAACCAAAAACAAGAATTGGCCAAGGAATTAGACGCTATGCGGTCGGCTCTTGTTAATTCCGATTTGTTTAAAGAAATGGGCGTATCCGCAGAAGAACTTAAAGAAATTTTTCAAAAATTGCGTAACGAAGGCATTGTAAAAATACTTGAAGGACTTGATGAAGTAGAAGAATCTGCAAAATATGCAAAAACTCCATTAGAAAAATTAAAAAAAGAAATTTCTGAATTAAGCAATGAATTTAGTACGGCAAAGTTTTCGAGCCCAAAGTTAGCAGAACCATTACAGAAATTCCTTATTGTCCTTAATGATGCAGGTGGCACATTTGGGGAATTGGCAAATGAAATTCTTTCTACAGCCAATGCTACAGATGGATTCAATCTTACCTTGGAAGACCTTGGAATAGCAGTGGAAGGGGATATTGGAACTGTATACGATTTAATCACTGCAATGGATGCCTTTGAAAAAAAGACAGAAGTATATGAATACGCACTTGAAGTACAAAAGGAAATTAGAAGTGAAGAAGAAAAGTTTGTTGCCGAAATAGAAAAGTTAAAATCAGCTATGGATATCGCAGGTCTTTCTGTGGGGGATGCTGCTAAGAAAATAGAACTTTTGGCAAAAGGAATGGAAGATTCAAACATTTCCGCGGAAGCTTTAGAAGAATTATTAATACAAACAGGTATTGCTGCCAATTTTACAGAAAAAGAAATAGATTCATTAATAAAAAAGATAGAAGAATTATTTAAAAAAACCAAAGAATCTGATGTAGATAAAAAAGCCCAAGAAGAAATAAAAAGTATATGGGAGGAATTAAACAAGACTTCTGAATTTTCATTTGCAAGTGACGATTTATCAAAATTCGCAAACATAATGAATGCGGTCGAAAATATAACTGATGCTTATGAAGAGCAAGCCAAGATGATGGAGCGCATAAACGATCTAAAAGAAAAAGGGGGAAAATACGCAGTAGAAGCTACACAAATGGAAGCCAAGTCTCGGCAAAACATGATTTCAGAATCACTTAATAGTTATTCCAATTTCTTCGGCACATTGGCTGATTTTTATGATGAAGGATCAAAAGAAAGAGAATCAGCGCAACAAGCGGAAAAGGCATTTGCCCTTGCGTCGATAGCATACGAAACAGCAAAACTGGTGCCTATTGCAGCGGGGGCTGTTCTCAACCAGGGCACAGGAGACCCTTATACCGCTTTTGCCAGAATCGGCGCAATGATAAGTATTGTTGGTGGCGTTTTGTCCGCTGCCGGTGTTGCTGCCAGTTTTGGGAGTGGCGCGGGATCATCTGCTACTGCATCTTCCGTCGCTTATTCCGGCACTGTTTTGGGGAGCGATGATGCAAGTTCTTCTTTTGAAAACTCATTTGAAATGTTTGAAGACCTGGAAGAAGATCAATATGTTGAACTGCAAAAAATCCACTCCGAGCTTGTTGGCATTAATAATTCATTAGGTGGTGTTTCCGATAGTATCGTTAGAAGCGTTGGAGAATTTAATGTGACAACTTTTTCCGGGATTGATTTTGGCACCGAGTACGGGGAATTTCGTAGTTTTATAGAAAAGCCTTTTGAGATACTTGGCGGTATTGAAGAAACTATTTCTGACTTTATGGGCGATCTCTTTGGCGATACGTTTGGAAGTCTGTTTGGAGGTATATTTGACACCATCGGGGGCTGGGTAGGTTCTGCGTTTAATTCGGTTTTTGGGGGGGATGTTTCTTCTGAGCTTGCCGAAGCTGGAATAGAAATAGCCGAAACAACAATGAGTGATTTGCTTAATGGAATAGAAATCGGAGTTCAGCAATATGCAGAAATAAATTATAAAAAAGATGGAGGATGGTTTAGTAGCACTAAACGATGGACTGAAATAGAGCACCAACCTGCATTAGATGATACGGTTGATTTGTTCAACAAGATTTATAGCCAAACAGCTACTGTGTTGGTTTTATTCGCAGATTCTTTCGGGAAAACAGTTTCTGATATTGAAAATTATACTTTTGAATTACAAAGAATAAATCTCAAAAATCTTTCCGGAGAAGAAATACAGGAAACATTATCAGAATGGTATTCTGAGCAAATAGATTTAGCGATTGATGCTCTATTTGGGGATGAATTAAGGGAATATCAAGCAATAGATGAAGGTCTTTTTGAAACAGCCTCCAGGTTGATCACAGAAAACGAAGTTGTGTCCGGAAGTTTGGAATCATTGGGATTTGTGCTGAATCAAACCGGAATGGATTTGATTGCATTCACACAGTCTATGGTGGATGCTTCAAATGGTATAGACAGTTTTTCAGAATCAACGGCTGATTTTTACGACGAATTTTTCAGTGAAGAAGAAAAACAAGGAAATAGATCTGATTATTTAAATGAAACTTTTGATTGGTTGAACATGACCTTACCTGAAACGGCAGATGGATTCAAAGAATTGGTTCTTGGACTTGACTTGCTAACCGAATCGGGTAGAAATACATATGTAGCTTTGACGGGGATGGCTGAAACTTCATCGGAATACTATGACTATTTAACAAGTGTGGAAATAAATGCAGCAAAACTTTACAATCAATACAAACAAGCTATTGGCGAAATTTTGACTATTGATGAAGGGTTAGCTGCAATAGGGATTAACAATGAAAACATTGCGAATTCCATGCGTAATATTACAAATGAATCTACAAGTCTTACAAATGCATATGAAAGTATTGTTTCAGAAATAAAAGCTGGGACTTTAGCCGCAGATGATGCTAAAACTGTATTGTCAGAAAGCATAAATTTATATAATGAAGCAACAAATGCAGCAAAATCTTATAATCAAGCCGTCCTGACCGTTTCTGAAGCCTTATATGGTGGTTTGTCAGTAAGTCAAAAATTTGAAGAATGGCAGATAGATAATATCGAAGCCATGAACTTGTTTTCTGAAATAGTAGCGGATAGCGTGACGGCAAGTGAACTTGAAGATGCCGTCGATGCGTTTGCAGATCTCGGTATTGAAGGCGATGATCTCAATAATGTAATTCAGGATCTGGCAAACACATTCACGGCCACAACAGAACAAATGTATGCCAATATTGCGGATATAGAATCTGCTCAGGATTCTCTGACAGGAACTGCCGAAGACACAGAAGACTATTTAAATTCAATGAAATCCGTTGTTGAATTCTTCCAGAATACACCTTCTCTTTCCCAAATTCGAGGCGATGAAGAAGTGACAACATCCGAACTTGATGTAGACGCGTATAAGCAAGCTGTTGCTGATTATGTGGTAAGTTCTGAATTCCAGAACATTTTAGGAAGAGAACCAGCATCAGATTATTATCAAAATGCGATAGTTGAAGGATCACTTAGCTTAAATGATGTTCATGATGCGATCCTGGGTGGCATATCTGATCCTCAAGATGTGGTAGACGAAATCTTCAATCGTTTGTTTGGCAGATCTGCGAGTGGCAGCTATTGGTCAGATGCCTTAGATAGTGGGGCAGTTTCTTTGTCAAGTCTTGAAGCCGCAATCCTTGAAGGGGCGTCTGACTCCGACTTGGAATATTACAATGAAAATCAAGGCCAGGTCGAAATAACGAATTGGGAAGATTTCGCCACCGCCGCTGATTTTGCGGGAATATTAGAAGCCGATTACTATAAAGATGTCACAAGTACAATGTCAGGGGATTATTCTACGTCGCAATCAGAAGTTGAAAGCGCGGTGGCATTATTAAATTCGCTTCCTGATGTACTTGACAGCTCTGGAAATTTGATTCAATCAGCCCTTGATGAATTCGTAGACACAGTTGGAAATATGGATGCTGCGGTGCTTGAAGATATATTTGGGGCCGAAGCTTCATCTCAAATTAGTGACATGGTTTCCGCAATAAGCGATTATGAATCTACAATAGATAGTGGTTCTACCGATTCCGACACTTCAACATACGATGACACGGAAGATCAGATTAATGATATTTTTTATCAAATTCAAGAAGAATTGGATACAATTGATTTGTCAGATCTTGAGAAAGATATATATGATATCAATGAACAAGCTCAAGAATGGCGCGCAAGTCTTGAAGATTTAGGCGTTACGGCAGACGAAGACTTCGAAATAATAGATGAATGGGTCACAGCGCAACGGGAAGCCTTGGCTGATTCTTTTTCTGCGGATTGGCAGGATATTATCAATGAAAATTCGTTATCTGACGCAGATTTAAATTTAATTAATTTGGGCGAATGGTACGATGAACAAAAAGCAGCGGCTGAGGAATTGGGGTTATCGCTGGACACGCTAACAGAAGCCTATGATTTACAGGCAGCGTCAATTGAAGATGCCCGGCAAGCAGAAATAGATAGCTTACTTAAATCTATGATAACTGACTTAGCAAAATTAGGAATGTCAGATTTTGAATCCGAATTGTACGACCTGGAACAACAAGCATCTTCTTTGACATCAGAATTAAATGAATTAAACGCAACAGAAGAAGAACTTGCCAATGTAACAAACTGGCTTTCTGAAAAAGAACAAGAATTAGAAGATTCTCGGCAAGCAGAAATAGATAGCTTACTTAAATCTATGATAACTGACTTAGCAAAATTAGGAATGTCAGATTTTGAATCCGAATTGTACGACCTGGAACAACAAGCATCTTCTTTGACATCAGAATTAAATGAATTAAACGCAACAGAAGAAGAACTTGCCAACGTAACAAACTGGCTTTCTGAAAAAGAACAAGAATTAGAAGATTCTCGGCAATCTGAAATAGATAGCGCCCTTGAATCAATCCTTGACGATTTATCAAAATCAGGAATGTCAGATTTTGAATCCGAATTGTACGACCTGGAACAACAAGCATCTTCTTTGACATCAGAATTAAATGAATTAAACGCAACAGAAGAAGAACTTGCAAATGTTACAAATTGGCTGTCTGAAAAAGAACAAGAGCTATCAGACGCAAGACAAGAAGAAATAGACAGCTTCAATGAAAATATTCAAGATATCATTAACCAGAACACACTATCTGATCTTGAATATGAGTTATCAAATCTTTCGAGCTGGTACGATGAACAAAAAGAATCAGCGGAAGAATTAGGTATTTCATTGAGTGCATTAGACGAAGCTTACAATTTGCAAAAAGAAGCTATTGAGGATACTACCGAAAGCCAAAAAGAACTGACGCAGACTTTGGCGTCGGGATGGCTATCTGTCAACGATGCCCTGGGTAACGCGTTTGACCCAGAATTATTTAAAGAATCGATTTTTGGGGAAAACCGGAATTTAGGAATTGATTGGGACATTGAAACAGGAACAGATTTAGAGCGCGCGGCGGATACTTTAGATTCGCTACTAAATCAAGGGGAAATAGAGCAAGACGAATATTCATCTATATTGAGTCAACTTGTTTCTTTATTTTCAGATGCGCAGGAAAGCTTGGAACAGATCGAAGAAAACACGAGCGGCACAGAGCAAATGGATTTTATTGAAGCCATAAATGATGCTGCGTATGAATTCAAAGTTGGGGCCGGGGAATTGAGCCAGGGGATCTTGGGATTGTTTGAGAATGCCGAAATCCCGTATTTTTCCGATGAAGAAGGTGAATTGTCGGGGTTGGCATTACAAAATATATATGATACTGCATATGCTTCCTTGAATTCTTCTGTAACCGAATCGGGGTTTAGGGACGCTTTCGATTCAATATTTACGAATCCTGACGTAATGTCTGCATTCCAGAATCTTTCCGACACTCAATTAGAAAGGCTGCCAGATGTTGATTATTTCGGGACAGATGATTGGGGAAGCACTTCAGATATGTCGGATTATAAACTGGACAACTATAATTTTGGCATAGCAATGCAAGAAGCCGGAATAGTAATGACAGACAATCTCGAAGCTTTATTTAAAGCAATTTCAAAATCCGTTGATGATATGGATAATGATTTATTTGACCCCTTATCAGAATTAGAAGATGAAATCGGCGATGCGGAAGATGCGAGATCCTTGTTTGATGATATTACCGATATATTTGAATCATTTGAACCGGGGGATGTTGAAGGATTTTTAGACGCCGGGTCTACAATGTCATATTATTTGGGAAATCTGGAAGATTTGGGGATAAATACCGATTCAGTTTTAAGCATGTTGATAGACAGACTGAACGGCGTTGAAGATGCGGTTGATGGAATTACGTTAGAAGATTTGACAGAAGATTGGCAAGATATCATCAATGAACTTACGTTATCAGATGTTGAATTAGATTTACTTAATTTAGAAGAATGGTATGCAGAACAGGAAGAATCCCTCAATTCGTTGAATCTATCTGGACAAGAATTGACAGATACAACGGATATGTTGACGGAAGCCTATAACTTACAGAAAGATGCTTTAGCCGAACTAGCAAAAAGTGATTACCTCGGATACCTTCAAGAAGAAATAAATTTAAGGCAAGAAGCTTACGACGAAGCGAAAAGCGTTTTGGAAGACTACATAAGCGACGAAGAAGCCTTGATTGAAGCCAGGCGCAATGCTTCAGAAAGCATCAATGAGTTCATAGCGGATTTAATGGGATCTGATGCGTCTCCTGTCCAATCTCTTGAATATTTTGAAGGCCGATATGCGCAGCTTTTATCCGAAGCACAAAACGCCGATGCCGAAGATATAGAATCTGCTGTTTCTAATCTTACTGCATTTACCAGCGAATATTTGGATTTTGCGGGGGCATATGGTGGAGGTGATTATAATTCCTTGTTTAATTCTGTAGTAGGAGATCTCGAAGCTTTAGGAGTGGATCAAATCGACGCAGCAGATGCACAAGAGGCAGAGTTACAAGAAATTCGTGATTTGATTGAATCAACTGATGACACACTGTTTGATATTAATCAGGCTGTACAGGATTTTGTGGATGCACAATCAGACCTTGACGAATCTGCATGGATGATAGAGGAGCTTGATATGTT